GAAACACCAATGAATCCTTTTGATTTCTGGAAGGGTGCAAACTTCAAGTTGAAGATTCGCAACTATGAAGGCTATCGCAACTATGACAAGTCAGAGTTCGAAGCACCTTCTGCTTTATTTGATGGCGACGATGCCAAGATCGAAGCAAAAGTTTGGAAGGCAGCTCATTCACTCAAGGATTTCTTGAAGGAAGAAAACTTTAAGACTTATGATGAGTTGAAGGCGAAGTTGGATCGCGTTCTTGGCGCAGGTGGTGCTGCTGGTGCAACTGCTTCAAAGATCGATGATGAGGAAGCAGCTGCTCCTGTCGTTCGTTCTGCTCCTGCCAAGAAAGTCACTGCTGAAGATGTCAGCGTCGATGATGACGATATGGCGTTTTTCGAGCGTCTTGCACAAGAATAATTATTCTTGTTTGAGCTGGGATAGGTGTCTGCTTGATTGTAGATGCCTATCCCAGTTACTTTTTCCTTTCACAATTTTGTTGCAACGATCACAAATAAAACTTTTTCTATTTTTGGCTTTTTCTGATAATTTGTTTCTGGTTTCTTGTGAATGCTTTTTGCCAAACATAGGAGAAGATTCACCGAAACGATGAACACCATACATTGGGTTTAGACTGCCAATTCTGGATTTGCTTTTCTTTAGTTTAGTTTCTTCTGAATCTTTATATCCAGTTCTACCTTTTCTAACTGCTTCTTTATGTTCTTCAGATATGGTTCCACCTTTATTGGTGAAATTCCATTTCGAAGAATAATCAGTTGGGATGATAGACAATTCCTGATCAGAAGGTAATTGTTTTGATTCGAATTCTGTGTTGAGAATTTCGCAGAGTCGTTTTGAGATGTTATAAGTATACATGCTGGTTACTCCTATTCAGTGCTAGAGTCGGTGGATACTCGTAATATCGCGACCGACACCTTTATTTAGTATTTTTGTTCTTTGAGAAGTTGGCAGCAGAGTAATTTAGTTTAGAAAACAAATCATGTTTTCAGGGGGACTACGGTCCCCCTCTTTTTTATGCCAAATATTTTTCGAATTCTGTGTTTCTTGCCAAATTAGTTCTTGAATTTCTTTCTTGTATGCTTATTCGACTGTCATGACTATTAATCTGTTCTTGCACTCGAGTTATTTGCCCATTCATTGCCGCAGAAACTTGCAATGCTGCCTGAGAAGTTATTTGCGCATCTTGAATTTCAACTTTTTCTTCGGCTGCTGTTGTAGACACAGTTATGTCGCTTCTAGGTGGTTCTGACACTGTTGCATTTGGAGTGGTTGAAATTGGGGGCACTTGTGGAGTTGGTGCTGGCATGACAGAAACATTGATCCCTTGAGATCTTAAAGACAACCTTCGTTCTCTTTCATATTTAAGTGCAAGAGCTGCTTCTCTTTTTGATATACTTGCCTTATCCTTTGCATAATAACTCTTCATTTGATCATATTCAGTCGAAACTGAAGCCCATTCTTGAGCTAATGCCAATAAAGCTGCCTCAAGGTTATCTGAGGTTCCATTTAAATAATCTCGTATTGCTGGTCTTTTATCGCCAATCAAATAGTTCGCGAAAATATACTCTTGTAATTGTGGAGTAAACTTTTCGTTGCCAGTAAGACCGAGTTTTTCTTTTGCCTCTTTCAATGTTGTTGGAATTAATTGATATTTGCCAACAGCAAAAAATTGTCCTCTAGATTGAGCGCCAATAATATCATTTACAGTGAGCTTTTCCAAATCTGCTCTACCTGCTTTAAAGGTATTGCCAACTTTTTGATTATATGCCGTATATCCACCAAATGCCCGACTTTCTCCACGTTCAAGTAAAGAAGAAAGAATAGGTGTTGATGGTGAAACAGGTGGTCTTGTTACTTGTTGTTCGCCCATACTACCTGCAACACCAGCCACTCTACGTGATTCATTGATTGATGCAACCATTCCAGTTTCTGTGGAAGTTGCAGCAGTTCCTCCTCCGTGAATCAATTCAAAAACTGTTTCTGCCAAGCCTTGCAAGTCATCCTCGAAATATATTGAAGCCAAATATCCTGTTAATCCACCGCCTAGTGCCCCCAGCAATGTTCCTACAATTGGAGTTGCAAATGTTCCTGCAGCTCCACCCAGTATAGTTCCAAATCCAGTCAATCCAACGGTTGAGATTAAATCTGAATACTCACCAACCATTTGCGCTTTGAACTGCTGATCTGAAATTTTTCCCATTGATTTATCTGAAACATAACCAGACATTTGAGCGAGAGTAATTGCCACATCAGCAGCTGCAATTGGTGCAAATATTTTTGCACCGCCTTTAAATGCTTTCATTATAGGTTTGAATCTATTAATCTGCTCTGGCATTTTTTTGACTTTTTGCCCAGCTAATCGTTGCGCTTCTCGATATTCATATCCCTGTGATCGAAATTCTTTTGTGTATTGATTTATTAATTGCATTCTCCCTTCTGTGGGGGTTGCCATTTTCCTTTTTCTTATTCTTTCTCGTATTTTAGACGCAGCATATATTCCACCAGAAGTGACTGTGGCAGCTGAAATGCCTAAAACTCCAGCGTCAAATACTTTAGAAATTTCTTCAGTTGTTGGTAAACCGAGCATTTGCAAGAATTTATCTTCTGGTGTCATCTCGAATCCAGGTTCACCCTGAAATCTTCCCATTGTTCTCTCAAAACTTTTCGTTAGATTAAACAAGGCTGCTGCTTGTGCTGCAAATGATCCAACACTTACTGCTGCAGCAGCCCCGCCAGCCATTAACGCAAGAATTCTTGGATTTCTCAATAAGAATGGTAGCGCGTTATCCAAAAAACTTTTTTGATCTTTCGCTTCTTCTTGTTTCGTTTTTTTCTTTGCGGTTGTACCACGGATTCTTTCGCGCTGTTTTTTATTTTGTTTTTTTAGAACTTCCAATTCTTTAGCAATTAAATCTAATTTACCTTTCACTGTTTTGGAAGGCATTTGAACGCGAACAGCAGTCATGAGAAAGCGAGGATCAATTCTTCGCTGCGTTCTCCCAGAACCCAACTCAGAGTAAAGATTAGATATTAATTGAGAATTTCTTTCTGCAATTGTAGTGAGCAATCCTATTCTTCGATTGAGCGTGGCGATAGATGAAGTTGTGAAACGTTTGAAGTCATTATCAGCCTTTTCCTTTTCTTCTTGCTGTTTATCTTGCTTTCTCTGGAGTGGTGTGCGTTTTCCAAATGCAGTTTGTGCTACAGTTGCTATAAATTCAGATTTGGTAATGATCCTCGCCAGATTATAGACTGAGAAACGCATTGCCAAATCTTCACGAACGATCATTGAAAATGCTGTTTTTAATGGAACGTTTTTTCTAGCCTGTATAGTGTACAGCTCAGCAGCAATGGTTGAAATTGACATTATCGTCTCTTACTCTTTTTAAATAGGCTTTGTAAATCGTTTTTCTGTTGATCTGATTGTTGCTTTAATCTCTCAGCTTCCTCTTTTGCCCAAGTATTCACCATTCCGATATACATGTCACGCTCCCATGGAATCATATGTTCTAATTCTGTGAGAGTATATTTGTATTGATGAGTCAATGTAAACATGTTGCTGTAGTAATTTTTCAAATTCGCATTACGAAAACTTAGGTAAAAAAATCGGTGAGTCCCTCCATATGCAACTTGTGCTCAAATCCGCATTTTTGACAAGTCGTTTCAACATCGTGTTCCATTTTAGGAAGATTCTCAAAAAATGATGTAATTCGATCAAATTGTTCTTGTGTCAAAGACTCTAGGAATTGATAGAATTCTTCCTTTGGCGTTTCATGTGCATAATACATTCCGTCATTATCAAAAATGTATTCTGTGCACTCATAGATCATATCAAAAACTTTAGTATTGGTGTCAGTTGCCACCATATCTTCAATTGGTTTAAATGATTTCAAAGTTGGAAATTTCAGCACAATTCCTATTTTGTTTGTGATATAAATTTTTGGTGAAATGTCAGATACTGGTGGTTTGATATCAAGAACATTAAATGTTACAGGCATCATATTTTTACATTCAACTTCTACTTCAATACCTTCATCGTTCTTTTCAGAACCAACTACATTTCTGCATATGAAGTAAGTTTCAATTTGTTCCCCAACAGATCTGGCTCTCAAATTCAAAAACAAATACTCGATATCGAAAATTGGCAACTTATCGATATCAATTTCATCAACTAAACAATTATTAATAATTTGCTTGATGGTTTTATAAATTGTATCTTCTTCTTCACTTTGAAGTGCCATTAGAAGAAGTTTTTCTTCTTTTACAAGAAATGGTCGAAACTTGATTGGTGTTGGATTTGATACTAATTTCAATTCAAAAATAGGCAAATCAATTTTAGGTAAAGGCATAATCTAACTCCATATTAATCTGGAAAATTAATTTTAGGTGGCTGTAATGATCCCAAGAAATCTCGCTTGGCTTTTTCATTAGAAGTGATTGCTTCTTGTCTTAGATAATCATCAAGAGATTGAGTATCTAATGGACGATTTCTCATATCAGAAATTATATCTGCAGAAAACCCTAATTTTCTAGCTGGTACGTCAATCATTCCTGTATACTCATATGCAAATGTTACTGTAAGTTTATGGAAGCCATCATCAGCCCAATTTGATGGCAATGAAGCAACTGTCACTGGATATGCATTGTATAGTTTTACTTGCATATCAATATATTTTACATGAGGACCACCACCGCCACCTAAAACAGTAGAATACTTCGCAGCTGTATCATAGAATTGAAAAATATTAATGTCATTTACAACGTCGTCGTAGTATCTATTTGATGCTGTGTTTGGAGAGATTTCATCTAACCAATTGCTGTAATATTGATAGATTGGAAATTTTGCATTATGATAAAATGTCAATGTAACTTCATTAAAATCGCGCTTGTATGGCGTTCTAATTTTTTGTCTACCTGGAATATTAAAATCTGAGGTTGTGATTGTTCTTCCTGGGAATTCTACGGAATCACATAAAACTGTAAATTCTCTTAAATCTGATGATGCATAGTAATCTAAAACATTAGGGTGCCGATCAAATCTAATTGCAAATTTGCAAGAGCGGAGGAGGTTTTGATTACGAAAATTGTCAAGATTGAAATAGTTAAAATTATCTGGTGTACGTTCAGCTGTTACTGTGATTTGCGCAAGACCATCGATTTCTGGAATAATTTGATCTAATTCTGCCATTACTTTCTATACACCATAAAGTTAGGGGTTGGTTATAAACTTTTGCACAGGAAGAAACACTGCAGTTTCCCAATTATCAGGTTCTATGTAAATCAAAGAGGACATTATATGTTGAAACAAGTATCTTTTTATACACGGCTCAATTATTCTATATCTCCGCGAAGTTGATAAGAGCGAATATGAAAGATTAAATCTTGTAGTATCGTCATATTTATCGTTGTTTATAAAATCGTGAAGGCGATCTAAGAGAACAAGGCGGCTTCCTGGATCTAGATAATGTAGATTTAGTCCCAAAAACCCGTCTGAATAGGTATCCATTGGGATCACAAGGGGAAATTTATCCCATATAGGTAATACATCTTTGTATTTTGCATCATATGCGAAAAAATACATCTTTCCGATAAATGCTTTTGGGGAAATTCTTGTTGCATCGTTTAAAATATTGCTACGATTAGTGGGAATTCGTATGCGAGAGATTTTATCACCCAACCATGCACGTGCAGCTGAAGTTCTGGGCGCGATTCCAGCAGCATTCATCTCCCGATTAAGTTTATCTAACAATGATGGCATTAAATTCCCAACTCTTTTTCAGTTATGACTACAAATTTCCAATTACGATCCTTGCAGTATTCTTCTGCAGCCTTCCATTTCGCCTGATTAATCCCATAGGTCATAACTTCAGTGATGTATCTTTCAGTGATCCTTTTCTGTTTCTTAGGCTCAGTTGCTTGACTACTTGGCTTCACTTCTATAACAACTGTTTCTATCAATCCCTGTTTATTTCTTGATTTTACAAGAAAATCGGGAAAATAACGATGCCAGCGACTATCAACTGGAGATATATAAGGTATAATGATTTCTTCGCTTGACCACCCAACTACATTTTCATTTGTATCCAAGTGCGTCATTACTCTGCGCTCCCACAGACTTCTATACCATATATTCGCAGGATCGCCTAAATATTTATTAGGATTTTTGGGATTAAATTTTCCAGAATACGCCATCATCTATTTATAGGAACATTTAATGAACCCTAACGCTGTTCTAGACAGATATAACCACTATAAAGACAATCCTCCACCAAGAAGAAGTGGTAGAGGGGACTCCGATATCCTGCAGGAAACGCGACAACAAAATTCGTTACCTGCATCAACTGCAGATTTACCACAAGATCAATCAACAACTGCCCTAGAACCCAGACCAGATGTAGCTCTAACTCAAGAACCTGATTATTCTGGTGAAAAATTAACGCTCATAAAATTCCCGCAAGATATGGAGGAACGCGGAACTCCATATATGTTGATTAAAATTTATGAGACAAATACAGCAGAAATTCCTCAGCCCACAGATGAATTTAGTGCATCGATTCGAACTGGCGCTAATGCCGCTGTAGCTACGATAGAAGCATTAGAACGGGCTACTGGTCTCGGAAATGAAGCTGCTGCTGCTGTCGCTGGTGGCGCATTTTTCGGCGCAGCAGGTGCAATTGGTGGTGCATTAGTTGGCACGGAAGCTGGACTCACAAAATTTAACGAGTTTGCAAATAACGTTTTTGGTGCCGTTGAAGGTGGATTAAGTTCAAGGGCAAAAAATCTGGTAAAGAATTTTTCAATAAGAAGAAACACTACCAGAATTTCGCGAGCTATAGCATTGTTCATGCCTGATGGAATCAATACATCCTATGATAACGAATACAGCGCGATATCGATGACAGCTACTTTTGGTGTTTTGGGTTTAGCAACGCAAGCTCTCTATGCCAAAGGGGATACTGGTCAAACCAATGCATTTATTAATGAAGCGGCTGCTCGCATTGCAGGGGGGTTATTGGGTAACGAAGATGTTACAAGAGCAGGATTATTTGCTACTACTGGTAAAGTGCTAAACCCTCAACTTGAAATGATCTATAACACACCTGTTCTTCGAAAATTTGTTTTTGACTTCAGATTAATACCGAGAAATGTCACAGAATCAATTCAAATTAATTCTATTGTTCAAATGTTAAAGTATTATTCTGCGCCAACTATTCCAAATGGAGTTGGTGGCAGATACTTGATACCACCTGCTCAGTTTGAAATTGAGTTCTACGATGGTGCTGGATCTAAAAATCCATTTTTGTTTAAAACTAAAAAGTGTGTACTCTCGGGTTTAAATTTGGATTTTACACCAAATGGATATGCTTCTCACGACGATGGCGCGCCAGTAGAAACTAGAATGCAACTCACATTTCAAGAAGTTTCTATCATCGACAGAAATGCAGTAACCAGAGGTTTCTAGTCATGTATTTCTCACAATTTCCAAAAAAATTATATACCTTTGACTTCAGTAAAAATAATCCAACTCAAGTCACAGATATATTTTCTAGATTTAAAATTTCTAGTTCTGTATTAAACAACACAGTTGGATTTTATAAGTATCAGCTGCGAGACGGTGATACTCCTGAGATAGTCGCATATCAAAAGTATGGAGATCCAAAATTGCACTGGGTTATTTGTCTTGTAAATAATTTAATTGACCCTCAGTTTGATTTTCCATTAACACGAAATGCATTGGAGAGATTCATACTAGATAAGTATGGGTATAGTTTAATTGAGCATGCATATTCGAATGTTCATCACTATATTTTAGAAGTAAAAGACACTCTAGTAGAAGTAGACGGTCCGACAACAGTTACCACTAAAAATAGTATTGTCACATTAGAACAATTTAATTATACTACAAATACACTTGATACAGAGCTATTGAACGTTCCACAAACTCAAACTGCAACTTTTTACGCAAATAACTCTGACAATACTTCTGCTGTTGTGGCGACATTTAGCAAAGTCTCTACATATAAACCAGTTTATGTTTATGATCATGAAGATCAGTTGAATGAAGAAAAAAGAACTATTAATATCTTAAAACCAGAATATGTTTCTGGACTCGCAATTGAATTGGAAACAGTATTAAATGGCTGATTTAAATTTAGCATCTTCAACACAGTCAGTATCTGTTGTTGAATGTAAAATAATTGGATCAAATGGAAGAATTAAAGATCTAACAAATCCATTAATCTATGACAGTATTCAAATCTATGAGAGTATTTACTCTCCAGTGATTACAGGAACAATTCAGCTCACAGAAGGTGTCAACTTAGCTACTGAATTGAGTTTACATGGTAATGAATATCTGTTCTTATCATTTTGCAGACCTGGTGAAAATGATAAAGAATCGCGATATACAAGAACTTTTAGAATTTATAAATGCGGAATGAAAAGACCGAACAGTCAAATTCAATCTTATGTATTATATTTTTGTTCAGAAGAACTTGTCTTTTCAAAACAGCAAACAATATCTAGATCGTTCAAGGGCAGATCAACAAGCGATTACATCTATAACATATTGACACAAGATTTGAAAACCAATAAGAAACGAGTCAACACCAGATATTTTGAAAAGGCTGAAGGGAATCATAATTATGTTATAACGAAATACAATCCACTCGATGCAATCAAATACTTGGAATTTTGCTCATATAATGCAAATGAATCGCCGTTTTTATTTTTCGAAAATCGAGATGGATACAACTTTGTCTCCCTTGAAACACTATTCAAAGCACCTGCCTTAGATCCGCCTTTAAATTATAATACTGCTAAAATTTTGTTCGATCAATCCGAATCAGCATTCAAAAACGCAAATGACATTAAATCATTTGAATTCAATCAACTGTTTGATGTTCTTGACAGTGCAAAAGAATCTGCTTATTGCGGAAGATTATATACACTTGATCTAATCCGTCAAAAGTTTACCAAACACGACTATTCTCTTGTCAATAGTTTAGCAAGAAATACAATGATGGATGGATTCTTTCCAGTGAATAACTTTAAGAATAGAAATGACCGTGCTTTGTTCGAGGAATTCAATGGTCAACCGATGTTTTGGTTGACAAATTTAAATCAAAATGAAACAGAATACTTCATTTCAAAGGCAGTTCGTGAACAAAATACTGATATTGAAAAGTTTCTTCTTCAAAGAAAAGTTCAACTCGGAATGTTAAATAGAGCAAATGTTGAGTGTCGAGTTCCTGGTAATCCAAACTATTCAGTTGGATACATGGTTGAGTTTAATTTGCCAGCATTTATGACTCAGGTTGGAAGTGTTAATGAGAGAATTCTAGATCCATACTACAAAGGTAAATATTTGATAACTCGAGTTAGACATTCAATCACTCCAGATAGTTTAGAAACTGTGCTTGAGTTGAACAAGAATTCTGTTGCCATCTCTTTCGATGGTGCTTCAAATGATAATCAAGCGGTAAAAACGGCAAGAGATTTTTAATGGATAACGCATTTTTAGGCTTAAATAATTTTGTTTGGTGGTTTGGTGTTGTAGAAAATCGCCTTGATCCGCTAGAACTCGGACGCTGCAAAGTTCGTTGTTTTGGTTGGCACAATTCAGACATTAATCAAATTCCAATTGATGATCTTCCATGGGCACATCCAGTTGTCCCATATGGTGTGAAGGCAGTACAACCACCACCAGAAGGAACAATGGTTTTTGGATTCTTCGCTGATGGTAAGATAGGTCAATATCCAATTATCATGGGCACAGTTCCAGGCGTTCCTGAAGAACTCGTTGACAATAATCTTGGTTTCACTGACCCATATACTGAAGCAGAAAAAGCCTCTCAAAATTTCCCCAGAAAGATTCGAGAAGCAAGTATTCGAACAGATACTCGTGGCGTTCAAGTTGTTGAGGATGTGGCAAAAAGAAATCCTGCCAATTTAAACGAACCAACGATCTCTCGTCTGGCACGACCAGTTCGCGGTGTCGCTGAAGATGGAACGTATGATGGTATTGCTCCAGAGTCAATTGCAAATACCACAATTGATATTCAAAGAAAAACAAGAATCACTGATATTAACACTGCAGCTGGAACCACGTGGGATGAACCATATCCCTCATACAATGCTCAATATCCCTTCAATCACGTCTCAGAAACTGAATCTGGTCATGCATTTGAAATGGACGACACAAAAGAATTTGAGCGCGTTCAATTGTCGCATAGAACAGGATCAACTTTAGAATTTCTTCCTGAAGGTCATACCAAAATTAAATCACAATCAGGTCGTTATGATGTAACGATGGGCGACCATCGCAATTATGTCAACGGCACTAAATATGAAACAGTAGACTCTGATTATTTTATTCGTGTTAATGGTAAACTTCGTATTGAGTGTGATGTGTTTGAGCTAGTCTGTAAAGGAAATCCTGGAACTGCCACAATCACAGCAGAACAAGGCGTTGATGTAAAAGGTGGGACTAAATTTAGTGCTTCTGGATTGTCTTCAGCAATGACTGGTGCAACTGTTTCAATTAATGGTGCGATTAACACTTCTATTTTCGGCGGCACAAATGCAAGTTTGTCAAGTGGCGGTCAAGCGTCTATGGGTGGAACACTCGTTCATCTTGGTGGCAATATTGTTGAAGCGGATGCTCAAGTGTTCAAAACTCATGGAATTCAAGATTTGAACTCATGCTTACCTCCACTCGGCGAAGTATTGAAAGTTCCAGAACCAGAATTGATTGATGCAGGAACGCCTCAATTTAGCGTTCCTGTGATTCCTGGAGTGACAGATGGCTAAAGTAGATGTACTAAATGCTGCACCATTGAAGAGAGTACCTTCCCGTTCTCCGCATCCTCCCAAAACAGATCGATTCTCAAAAGTGGATCAGTTGCGAAAACAAGAACCTGAAGTTACAACAGCAAATGTTGTTACAGGTAATACTGTTAGCGATCGATTTGCAGGAGATACAGGCGCTAGTGCAACAGCAAGAATCAATCCAACTACGAATCAGCGCGAAATTACGGGAGTGATTCCATTTATTGACAGTGAAACAATTACTAAGATTTTCACTGCAGGTGAAGAAAGTGCTCCAATACAAGGTAAACGAGTTGCTTTCAATCAAACTTTAAATCCTCAAGCAGATACTTCAGGTGAAAAATCCGCTTCCAATACTGCCCCATACTTCGGCGGCAGTGGTGGATAAATATGTGTATTAGTCAGAAAGATTTAAAAGACTATCAATTGATTATGGCAAAAATGTCGAAACTTGATGTCCTCTCTGAAGAAGATAAAAAATTTCTACTTGACCATAACCTAAAACAGAAGTATGATGCATATAGCATCGTGTTAGATGTCGTCAACAAATTGAATAGGAGTAATGTGTCTTCCTAGGTAAAATTATAGGCAAAATTATTAAAATTATCCTCTGCTTGATCGGAGGATTGCCGCTATTACAAACACTTGCCATGGTGTTCTCTTGCGTCCCAATTCCGTTTGCAAAGAACGGAGGGTTCAACTTTGCCGCAAGTAAATTCGGCAAGTTTCTATCAGACATTAAAGACAACATTCAGAAAGGTGTCGACGGTGTCAAGGATTTCTTTTCTCAAAATTTCATCAATCCAATTCGTGACGGAATTCGAGACAGTATACTTTCACCGCTTGATAAAGCAGTATCAACTCCATTTAATAAAATTAATGAAGAACTCGAAAAGCTCACTGCAAATGATTATGCAGGAATAGAGGCATCATTGCCATCACTATTCAGTAGAACTGAACCGAGCGTGGTAACTGCACGTAATCGATTGCTCGATGTTCTTGGGAAGGTAAACACAAGCGCAGATAACTATAAGATTGGACCATTCATGCTTGGTGAATTGATCACCATGGCTCAATCTGCAGATTCTCTCGCAAAAGCGATGAGAGAGTTTGAGCAGCATACTGACAATCTTTCAGGTTTGGGTGGTTCTGGAACTGCACTTGAGCTTCAAAGGCTTTATGGTAATGTTGTTTATACTGGAGCAACAGCAAATATCGCCTCAAGCAATCAAGTCAGTCCAAATCTAAGTGCATCTGTTTATCCGATTGTCGATATCGGTGACACGGTTGTAATTAATTCTTTAGAAAAAATCGTTATTGATAAGAATTTCACTGCTGCCCCTGCTGGAACAGTTGCAGTGGATGTTTTAACTGACAGTTCTAAAGTGACGACAGCTTCTGTGGCGACTTTGAACTTGGCTAACTGCTTACTTGATACGAATGGAACAATCAAATTAAATAAAAATATGTACATCTCTGTGAACGGAGAAGTTCGTCAGGTGAATACAATCAATTCTTTGGGCGACTATCTCACTGTTTACAATCCATTCTATAATTCTGCATCAGGTCAAACTTTCTTCAAGGAAACCTCGTTTAACGTCAACACTGCATTTGTCACCACAAGTACAGATCTAGAAATTAAAGTTAAAACCTCGTTCGTCTGTAATTCAGTCTGTTTGGATAATGTTATCACAGGTCAAGGCACAACCTTTACCTCTCAGCTTCAAGCAAATAACAAGATTCTCTATGATGCTCGAGAATATATCGTCACATCAGTAACCGATACAACGATTACAGTCGATGACTATCTAAGAGCCACAAAGAACTTTGCAGTCTATAAAGTTACAAACGAAACACCATTTGTGGGTCTAGATGACGATCTTGTTGATCCAGATGGAATCATCAATGCGTTCACGCTTCCAGGATCCATCACTGGCGATCCAAACTTCATGAATGGAGTTACGACTCGAGTTCGCCGCGCAAATGGCGTTTATCAAACTGTCAATGCTTCAAAGCCAACTGATGCCGCTCAAGCTCTATTCCAAGATCAGCTAATGGAACGCGCTCGTGAAATTTTAAATCAAATGAAATATGATCTTCGTGATGATGCAATTCGTTCACTCACTGAAAGCCAAACAGTAACAGCAATTAATGATACAATCGGCAGATTGAACACAGTCAGAGATGACGTTCGAAACGTTATTGAACAGGATATCGCAGTTCTAAATCAGGCTAAGAATCTTGTGAAAGGTATGGTCAAACTGTTCTCGCTCTCTTGCTCGAAGAAAAAGAGAAAAGATAGCGGTGTAAATGATTCCGACGAATACTTGGATATTATTCTATATCCGAACCCAGATAGGCAGGGTTGCGATGCCACAACCAGCGACTTCATTGATATTCTCGATGATTTCGACGCAGAGTATAATGATCCAGGTTTTGCAAATAATCCTGTTTCGGCAAATACAACGGTACAAAACTTTGATGCTCTGGATGATCTAAATGGTCTCACTGGTCCATTCCCAAGACAAGGAACAGGCACTGGAGAAGGCGAAGGCGACGCTGGTATCGATAATCAGAACCCAGATGTCAATGTTCCAGAGGATCCATGCGCAAAACCATGCTAAATATAGCATATTCTGCGGGAAAAATAAATGGCATTAGAGACTCGTACATATAAAGACTTAGACTTAAATTTCAGAGCTCACCCAATTACAAAAGATGTTGTGAAGCGTACTGGGAATGCTTCAATTATCGGCGCTTTGAGAAATTTAATTCTTACAAATACTTACGAGAAACCCTTTCAGCCTACATTTGGATCTCGCGTCCGCGGATTACTGTTCGAAGACGTTTCATTTGTTACAGCTAATCTACTTCAATCTGAAATACAAGAAACGATTCAACGTTTTGAACCTCGTGTTTCAGTAGATGCAATCCGTGTTCAGGCAAATCCTGAGCAAAATAGATATGATATTACGCTTCGATTCTTTATTAATAATTTGCAAGCACCTGTAACTGTTAACTTTTTCTTAGAGAAGGTCCGTTGATGGCAAACACAGACCAAAAGCTAGTTGTCTCCGAACTTGATTTTTCTGAAATCAAGGCTAATCTTAAAAATTTCCTTCGAGATCAGTCTGAATTTTCTGATTTCGACTTCGAAGCAGCAGGCATTAATGTTCTTCTAGACATTCTAGCATATAACACTCACTACATGGCATTCTATAACAATATGATTGCCAATGAGATGTTTTTAGATACTGCAATTCTTCGAGACTCAGTAGTATCTCACGCTAAAATGCTCGGATATACTCCACGTTCCTCAGTTGCTGCTCGAGCAATGATCAATTTACAGATCATTCGTCCATCAGGAGACACGACTGCCTCTTTGACGCTTCCTAAATTTACAAAATTTCAGTCAACACCTATAGATGGCATCTCTTACACATTCGTTAACCTAGATGCTAGAACAGTTGACTATGATCCTACCTGTAATCGTTTCTGTTTTGATGATCTTTTCATCTATCAAGGTCAGCCACTGACCTATACGTTTACATACAATGCTACAAATAATCCATCTCAATCATTCGAGCTACCAGATGCTGGAATTGATACAGGAACTTTGAGTGTAATCGTCCAAGAATCATCATCTAGCCTTCGTAGAGAAAGTTATACTCTTTCAACTGATGCAACTACTGTAACTTCGAACTCTGCAGTATACTATCTTGACGAAACTCAAAATGGAAAATATAAAATCTATTTTGGTGATGGGATCATCGGCAAATCTTTGACAAATGGTAATCTTGTAATCGTAAGTTATATTCGCACCGAAGGTGCAGCTGCAAATAAATCAAATGCATTCACTTTGATTGAAACCGTTGGTGGATTTACCAACTCAATTGTATTTCCTATGAGTGCAGCATCAGGTGGTACGAGCCAAGAATCTATTTCGCAAATTCGCTTTACAGCACCAAAAGCCTATGTATCAAATGGTCGTGGTGTCACGAAAGACGATATTATTGCTATCGTGAATCGTAACTATCCATATTTCGAAGCTGTCAATGTTTGGGGTGGAGAAGAAAACGTTCCACCAGTTTATGGAAAGATTTTCATTGCTGCAAAACCCACTGCTGGATTTGAAATCACAGAGTCTGAGAAGTTGACAGTAATTAATGATATCATCAAGCCAGTTTCTGTAGTAACAGTGATCCCAGAATTTGTTGATGTTGATTATAACTATCTAAACGTATTTGTTGATTTCTATTTTGATCCAACAAAAACAAATCGATCTGCAGATTCTCTTCGCGCATTAGTTAGAAATGCAATCATCAACTTCAGAAATACTGATTTGAATAATTTCAATAGCAGATTTAAGATTTCTCGTTTGCTACGAAACATAGACGACTCTGAAGTCTCAATTTCTTACTCAGATGCAGTTGTAACAATAACTAAGAGATTAATACCTCAAGTTGGTGCTTCCAGAAATTACACACTAGATTTTGGCACCTCTATTTCTAGAGAAGATCCAAAGTATAGAATTTTCTCCACACCTGCTTTCAACAAGTTTGACGACGAGGGAGTTCTTCGTGAGTGCTTCTTTGAAGAAACACCAGGAACTTCATCAGGTATTGAGGGGATTACAATCCTTGAAGCACCAAGTTCTTATGAGTCAATTCCAACTATTTCTATCTCTGGTGATGGTGTTGGTGCAAACGCATATCCAATCGTAGTCAACGGTAGAGTGACTCAAATTGTCGTTGATGATCCTGGTGTCAATTATACCACTGCAACTGCTATCTTAATCTATGAAGATGAGGTAGACACTACAGCAAGATTTAGCGTATCTGTTCAAGGTAGATTTGGATCATTAAGAACATACTTCTTTGACGATAATAATATCAAAACAGTGCTCGATCCAGAAGCAGGTTCAGTCGACTATCAACTCGGAAGAATAACTCTAAATCAATTTGATCCGTTTTCAATTAACGATCCATTGAAGATTATGAGATTTACAGCAAAACCTGCTACAAACAATTTTGAGTCAAGTAGAAACAAGATTATAACTTTAGATGACAGTGATCCTACTTCTATTGTGATTAACGCAAGAACAATTTAAAAATATGTTTGCAAACAATAACATTTCAGTCATTGTTGAAGATCAATTACCTGAATTCATTCGGGCAGATCATCCCACTTTCGTAAATCTACTTAAAAAGTATTACGAATATCTTGAATCAGATGGCAAAACTATTAATGTTGCAAAACAGTTATATGATTATATGGATGTTGACACAACTCGTCAAGATCTGATTCGTTATTTTAAATCTAAAATTATTCCAAATTTCCCTGAAGAATCTGAACTTTCTACAGAAAAAGTTTTAAAATCAGCTCGTGAGTTCTATTCTAAAAAAGGAACTCCTGATTCTTTCAAGTTTCTTTTCAGAACATTATATAATCAAGAAGTAGATGTTTACTTCCCAAAACAAGATATTCTTCGCGCTTCAGATGGTAAGTGGAAACTTCCTCAAGCACTTCGATTATCGTTTGCTGACGTTCTCACGTTAGTTCCTGGTGGAAATGTAAACGTTTCTATTTCTACTGCCAACACAGTTGTTGCAAATGGAATCAATCTCGCTTCTGAAAATCTTTCTGTCAATACGAGCATTAGAATTGGTGAAGAAAAAAGAAAAATCACCAGTGTCAATGCATTAGGCGATTTTTTAACAGTAGAAATACCATTTGCAAGTACAGCAAATAATGCAAGCAATACTCAGATTTATGATAGTGCTCGTTTGTTTAGAGTTACTCCAAACGAATATGAAAATTTTGACGTAAATCTTCTTGAAAGAAAACAAGGAATCGGTGAAATATCTAGAACCACGTGTATTATTGAAAAGGCTGTCAAGTCTGTAGATAAAGACACTGGTCGCGAATTCGTTGAGTTATATGTATCAAATGTAACTCGATTGTTCGAAGCTGGTGAGAATTTGGTTGTTGCATATACTGATGAAAACGGACTTCAGCAAACTTTCAAATCAAAGATTATTTCTCTAATTTCAAATATCAGCTTGTTCCGAAATCGTTTGGGTGTGGTGCAAACAGGTCGCAAATACAAACCTGGCGATCCAGTAGTTATTTTTGGCGGATTAAATCCTGATTCTGATGAAGCTGTAAAGGCAGTTGCTACAGTTCAAAATGTTTCTACTGGTGGCATTGAATCAGTCTCTCTCACAAATCCTGGATATTTCTTTAGAGCAGATCCAAACTCTGAAGTTCGAATTTTCTCCGACTCTGGAATTGGTGCAAGTCTTCTAATATCAGCTATCTGGGAAGATGGTGGTGCTAATAGTGACACTTTCAATTTTAACACAGATGCTCTCGTTTATAAACGTGACATTGTCTTGAATGATGAAGATGGTTTTGATTTTGACAACGTCACAACATTTGCAAATCAAATTTCAACAGTTGGAACAACAACTACAACGGTAAATCTTGATTCAGTCACATATACACCAAGCAGCATAAATGATTATTATAAGTCATTTGTGATTAAAATTGTGGACGGAACTGGTGCTAATGGAGCTCCAAACTCTGCAGTAATCGCACAGTATTACGGTGCAAATCAAATCGCTGTTCTTTCTAGTGCCCTTGGAATTGCTCCTGATGTAACAAGTAACGTTTTGATTTATGCAAATGCGCAAACTGAGATTGGAAGAGCATTTGCATATGAAACAATCACTCTTGGTAAAATTAGACTTCTTGATCTAGAGGATGGTGGATCATTCTTCGAACAGCCACCGACATTTGACGCAATTTCATTGCATGATACTGATTATTCTCTTGATGAAGATAGAATTCTAATTCCATCAGGTCAGTTTTCAAATTATAATCCATTAGCTTTGCCATTCCCAACTATTCGATTGAGCTCTTCAAATAACTCATATAGTTTAGCAAATGGATTTTATACTGGCACACGATTGTTCTTGGATGTAGGTCAAACAGAGCACTTTGCGGAAGTCGTAGATTATGTTGTAACAAATCCATTAACTTCTTCGAACGTTAAAACTCTATTTTTAGATAGAAAATTTGAAAATAACATCAATCCAACTAATATTAATAGATTTAATCTCCTATTAGATGTTCGTGCAAATGTTCGTGGGACTGGTCGCCTTGGAACAATTCTGGTCAAGAAAGGTGGTGACGGTTATAGCAGCGGTGATCAAATTGAATTTATTGGCACAGGATATGGAGCAAATGCTACATTGACTGTAGTCGGTGGTGAAATTACTGCTGTTACTCTAACTGAAAGAGGTGAAGGCTATTATGAATCTCCATCATTTAGAATTCTTGACTCTTCTGGTGCCCTCTCTGCTGGCGCAAACGTTGAATTAGAAATTTTAGGTTTAAGCGACGGTGAAGAGTTTGTTGCCGAAACCGATGATATTGGTCGAATTCAAAGTTTCAATATCATTAATCGTGGATTCGACTATGCTGAAACTCCAACTGTTTCGCTAAAAATTGTTGACATCCTAACAGATACTCTTGCTCAAGGGACAATTGTTTTGGGCGGAGATTCTGTGTGGCAGGGTGGAGCAACAAACGCTGGATCTACGTTCAATGGACTCGTTGATGAAATTTATAGATCAGACTCTACAAATACTGTAATCCGCGTTTTCAATTATAATGGCAGTATCAATACTGCCCAGCCATTGCAGATTAGCACTCTTTCTGGAAACATCTCTGTTAACGTTTCCACACAAAATACAAGCATTTCATTCAATGAAGTAAACCCAGCAGAGCCAAGAACATATCCACTTTTCTACGGAGACGGTCTTGCAAAAGCTAACGCAGAATTCCTCCGTGGATTGATCAAATACGATGGCTTCTATTTGAATACAGATGGATTTATTTCTGCAGATAAAAAACTACAGGATGATAAGTATTATCATAACTATTCATATGAAATTCAGTCTTCTAAATCTCTTGATGAATATAAAGAAACCATCAAGAGAGTCGCGCACCCAGCAGGTATGCAGCTTCTATCCAGATTCTTGATTAGAGATGATCTAACTGAATTTGTGACTGTAAGCGCGAATATTGCTGTTACAAATACTAATCTTTCAACAAATATCAATACCAGCTTCTCGAGCAACGTTGTGTATGGTAATAGCTCCAACTTTGCAACCACAGCAAATGTTGGTGATATTATCGTAATAAATACTACTGAAACTGCTCGAAACAAGCAATATTCAAGAGTCATCACTTATGTTGATGGCGCTAATGATATACTCTGGCTAGAAAGTCCGATCGGTGGATTGGGTGATGGAAGATTTGCAATTACTGCAAACAATGCAGATGTAATTTTCTTCGCCAATACAGACGCTATAACGCAAAGTTTGGAATTTGAAAGTAATGACGTTATTCAGTTCTCAATCGGTGGAAACACATATACTCGATACATTGATAATATTAGTGGTAATGTAGTAACATTGAATGCAAGCGTTGATGCAACAGGAAATGTATTGTACAAGAAACTTCCAACGTATAATGTCGTCGACTATAAGATAATTACATTTAACGGATAAAAAATGGAAAACATAGTAACCAAAGATTTTGGAATCACAAACGCTAAAAATTTCGAAAGCATGATTTCTTTTCCGTTAGCAAACGTGTATGTCATGCTCGGAAGATCTCTGGAGTGGGCAAATACTCAAAATACTGCACTACTAGATGATGTAGAGATCGAAAAGCCATATGACACAACTCAATACAAATTTAAAACATTTAAAGACGGAATAATCTTAAAAAGAATTACTGGTAACGACGTTCAACCTGTGGTTCCAAGAGTCGACTGGCAGCAAAACGAAATTTATGTAGCATACGATCAAACTGCAAATCTATACGTCAAAACAACAGAAACTCAAGTTTCAAATGGAACAGTCAATGTAAGCCTTGCGCTCGCAAACACTGTTGTTGCAAATGGGTTTTTCTTCACCAATTCTTCCCCAACTGTAATCGTTGGAGACTTTATTCGAATTGGAGAGGAAATAAAAGAAGTTGTCACAGTAAATACAACTGGCGATTTCTTGACAGTCAATTCAAACTTCACCAGTTCTTATACCAACGCGAACGTTTTTGAGTTGTTTTTCTCGACTGTACAGTATTCGAATAAGTTTTATGTAAGAAATACAGAAGATCAAGTTTTTAAATGCTTGTTCAATAACGAAGGCGCAACATCGACGATTATGCCTGAAATTTCTATCGACGGGCAACTACCAGAAAATCCTTTTGTGGAAACTGCTGATGGATATAAGTGGAAATATATGTACACCATACCGTCAGGATTGAAGAACAAATTCTTTAGTGACAAATACATGCCTGTCATTCAGGAAAACATCGTTCTTGATAATGCTGTAGATGGAAGAATTGACATTGTAGAAATTATAAGTGGTGGCTCTGGATACTATGATGGAAGTACTGTGAATAATTATGCAGTGGTTGATGTTACTGGTGATGGACGAGAAGCCAGCTTCACAGTAGATGTTTTAAATGGTGAAATTGTTGAGGTTAATATTCTAGATGGTGGACAAAATTACACTGAAGCCACAATTACTCTGGATGATCCACTTCAACAGATTATCGGAACTGATGCAGTCTTAAGAGCAGTCATCAGTCCTCAATATGGACATGGAGCTGACTCTGTTCGAGAACTTGGTGCATCGAATCAAATGATCAGTGTTGACTTCCAAGACGATGTCGATGGAAATTATCCAGTTACCAGTGATGGAACGGATGACTTCAGACAAATTTGTATTGTGAAGGATCCACGATTAGCGAATGGAGCCTTTGCGACAGCCTCTGTTTACCCAATGACTACTAAGATTTTCACCTCTGATCCTCCTGTCAACTATAGTCATGATGAGTATGTTTATGTGGGAGCGGATTTCGATAATGCTGTGTTTACAGCAAGAGTTGTACATTTCGACGATAATCAAAATCTTCTTTATGTGAATAATCTGGCAGGAAATGTCGACGCGATTTTGACTGAAACCATCTATCAAAAAGACGCACCATCTGTTTTTGCTAAAGTCTTCGCAGTCGAAGAACCAGATATAAATATCTTAACGGGAGAAATCCTTTACATTAAGAATAGAGAAAAAATTATTCGCTCTCTAGATCAGACCGAAACTGTTAAACTAGTAATAGAATTCTAAAGGTAAGTTAAATGGCAGATTTTAATGCAGAACCATATTGGGACGATTTTGAGGCGACAAATGGTGCGCGCGAACGAAACTATATGCGAATTCTATTTCGCCCTTCTTATGCAGTTCAGGCGCGTGAACTAACTCAAATTCAATCGATTCTTCAGAATCAGATTAAACAATTTGGCGATCATATCTTCCAAGATGGCTCCCCTGTTATTGGTGGTCATTTAACGCTAGACACTTCAATCAATTATGTTCGATTGAATGCTCAATTTGGTGGTTCGGATATCGACTTGGATGACTTCTTAGGTCTTACAGTCTTCAATACAGGTTCTCCTAAAGTTCGTGCAAAGGTCATTCAAACCTTTTCATCCTCAACTGATCGCATTCTTCTTGTAAAATATCTTCGCGGTAGTGGCTTTACTGCTGGACAAACCATTTCTACTGCTGGTGGTGCTCAAGCCACTATTGCCTCTGTAGATTTCTCAGGAACGGGTTCAGTAGTTTCTATCAACGACGGTGTTTTCTACGCTGATGGATTCTTTGTAACAGTTCTTCCACAAACAATCGTTCTTGATGCATTTAGCTCTACGCCAACTTTCAGAATCGGTCTAGAAATTGACGAAGAAATTATCACTGAATCAATTGATAATGCTCTCTTGGATCCAGCACAGCTCTCATTTAACTATCAAGCTCCAGGCGCTCATAGATATCAATTTGCGCTTAACTTGGCAAAAAGAACATTAGATTCTGTTGACGATCGTCGTTTCTTTGAACTGCTTCGCGTTGAAAACGGTGTAATTACTAAGCAAGTCAGTTATCCAATTTATTCTGAACTTGAAAAGACTCTAGCTCGTCGTACATACGACGAATCAGGAAACTATGTTGTAAAACCATTCCGTATTAATCTTTCTGCAAATACTCCAGTTGGATTATCAGAAAATACAAATACCTTTATTGTTAATGTTGAGCCAGGAAAGGCATACGTTAAGGGATTTGAGTTTGAAACAATTGGTACAACAAGAATCTCAGCCCCACGAGCCAGAACAACAAAGTTCAGCAAAGATTATGACCTTTCTGTATACTATGGAAATAGAATTCAGTTGACCGATGTACTGGGGAATACTTCTGGTATCGTATATCAAGGAGAACTGCAAGAAGTCGATATTCACTGCGTTCCAACTGATGGTGTAAAGCTAACTGGAAACTCATGCTGCTACTATGCAACTCGAGTCGGAACAGCTAAAATACGAAACTTTGATCGCGCAGGTTCTGCGAATGTATTTTTCAGTTATCTAACAGACGTAGACTTCACTCCAATCATTACAACTGTTGCAGGAAATTCTACCAATCTAAATTCTGTCAACTTGGCTTCTAATTTCTCTGATGTAAATGGCGCATACGTTGGCGGTACAGTCACTCTTGTAAATACAACAGGTGGCACAGGAAACTCTGCAACTATTATCAATTATGATGGAAGTTCAAAAATTGCCGTTGTTGATAGAAATTTCTCAACTACAGTTGTGGGTGGAGATCCAATTACACTCTCCATGCCACTTGCTACAGCTGAATCATTCTTGATTGCAAACACGACTTCGTATACTTCATCTAACCTGCAAGCTAATGTTGCTGCTACAAGTAGAGACGCTCTAGGCAATACTACCATTGAAGATAGCAGCTTCGACAGAAACTTGTTCTCTTTGCCAAACTTCTACATTAAGTATGATAGTGATGACAATGTTGAATTGTACAGAAGATTCCCAGCACTCAATCAAAGTTTCGCTGGTAATGGTGCATTGACTGTAACTCTCACAGGATCTGACACTTATGATTTTGGTACTGATGGAAGTTTGATTTCAAATGCAGATGTTTCTGAAAACATCATTGTAGTCGCTAGATCTGGGGCAAATGTTGGTCAGATTATTGATCTAACTACTGGTGGCAGAAGTGTCTTCAGAACAAACCCACAGTCAATTACAATCTACACAAATAGCGGATCAGGCGCATCCTTTACTGGTGACGTTTTTGTAACAACGAAGCTATCAAACGCTGAAACTGTAAGAAAATCAAAAACATTGATTGAAGCAAATACAGAACTAACTGTTTCTGATACTCTTGGTTCTGCAACAAGTGTTTCTGGATATGATGAAGTTAAGATTAATACTTCAAATGGTATTGCATGGTTTACGAGCTCAAATGTAATTAGCTATATTCCAGAAGAACCCCATTCATTGTTTATCTCTGATGTTGTACAAATTAAGAAGGTGTATGACTCTGGTAATTTGAGTTTTGCACCAAATACCACAAATATGACAGACATCACTGATCGCTATTCATTTAATAGCGGTCAAAACGATAGCTACTACGATCATGCCTCTATTTCTCTCAAAGTTGGTGCTCAACCACCTGCAGGTCAGACTGCAGTTCTGTTTGATTACTTTATCACAGACTCTGCAGTAGGCTATGTTTCTGGCAAATCATATGGACAAACACTCTATGATACAGAGCAAATTCCAATCTACAAGAGTCAAAATGGTCGACTTTTCTATCTAAGAGATTGTATTGATCTTCGACCAATTAGAGTTTCTGGAACAACAGTAAATCCTTTCAAAGAAATTACATTGACGACAAAAGTTAATGTTTCTTCTGGTGGTGTAACTGTAACTGGAAATACACCTCTTGTTCCTCCGCTTACTACTGGAACTGTGATTAAAATTGGCAATGATTACCGTAAAGTTGTATCAGTTATTAATACTGTAGCTGTCAATGTCTCTACTGCCTTCACAGCTTCTTCAACGCTAGGTGATATCAAGATCATTGAACAAAATTATGACTTTACAGACTCGATTACACAAAGACCAACTGACTCAATGGAGTTGGATTATGAATACTATTTGCCTAGAGTCGATAAAGTTGTAGTCACAAAAGATAAAGAATTTAAGATTTTGACAGGTGTGCCTTCTCTTGCACCACAAGAACCACCAGATAGTGAAGACGCATTGACCATCTACACTATGAGCGTTCCAGCATATACTGCCTCACTTCAATCTGTTGATTTGAACTATATTGAAAATCGTCGCTATACGATGAAGGACATTGCAGCTATCGATCAAAGATTGAATGATCTAGCTGAATATGTCAATTTGAAAGAATCTGAGAATGATATTATCAATAATCCACCTCGTTCTCCTGTCACACCTACACTAAACAAACCAGTGTATGGTACAGTGGTCGATGAATTTGATGATTTCTCGATTGTTGACACGACACAAGACTTTGCAACATCAATTGAAAACGGTAAACTCGGACCATATCGCGATGTTCAATCGTTCTCTTTAGAGCCAACAAATCCAAGTGACGCTAGAGTGAGAGATAAGTTTATTTGTCTTCCATATTCGGAAACTGCGATTGTCACTCAAGCTCTAGCGACATCTGATGGAGCGCAACCAGTTCAAACAGCAATGATTGCTAAGTTTGAAGGCTTTGTGACATTGACGCCAGAAAGCGATTACTTCTATTCTACAGTTCATCAACCTTCTGTGACAGACTCAATTGGAAGATTCTTTGAAATTCCACTAGAAGGTGGTGTGTCTGATCCTGCGCTTACTGACAGTCTACTAGAGAATATTGGAGGAAATAGATATACAGACATCTATAACAATCCATTTGTTCTTGGAAGTCAGCAGTTTGCAACACGACAAAGCACAATCTTTGCGCCAAACTATTCTGTCGCAGCAACGGCTACAAATAATCCACCAATTACATCGATTATTGAAAGAAACATTGTTGGTCATGCACCTGAAACGTTCTTGAATAATGAGTGGTCAGGAGCTCCAGCTGCTGAGAAGGTCTTTGAACCAAATCAATTCCCAGCTGGATGGCAGCAGAATTCGTATCTCCCAGGTGGAGTTTTCCAATTTGATGATGTTGGTCGAATCGATCTGGCTTAAATTTTGAAATAAATACGAATAAACAGAGGATAACTAAATGGGACTGGGTAGAAATTCATTAAACAATATTCGTCAAATTGGCGAAAGAACTGCCAAGTTGATTAGACGCAGAGAGCCAGATAAGGCACCTGACCCAGAATATACTCAAGTTTCAGTTGGACTCACTCCATTCGTTCGTGAAAACGATATTAACTTCGCAGCAAGAAATTTAAAGCCAGATGCTGCAGCAAATTTGTTTTTCGATGACATTAAAGTAAATAACTTTGCTCAAAGAGCTGCCATTGTCAATGCAGCATCAAGCTCAATTCTTTCTACATTGCGCTTGAATGAAGGTCTTTATGCGACCACATCAAAAGCCTATGCTGAAGTATTGGGAACCTCTGCGACTGGAACTCAGAATCTAGTTTATGTAAATGACAACTTCATTACATTCAGAGTCTCAAAAGTTTCTCTTGGTCCAAATCTAACAATAAATGATTATAAAGTCGGCGATTTAGTTTATCAAGCACCAAATAACCAAGCCTTCAATTTTAGCCTCTACACTGGTTTCACTCAACCAAATTTCACTTTCTTAGGTAAAGTTAAGAAATGGGAAGTTATCGATTCAAGCAATGGTTTCTTGGTTGTTGATCCGTTTTTGGGCAGAGCAAATACAACAGGAACCTCTGCAACTTCCGATATTGTTTATAATCTTTCCACTTTGAGCGCATATGCTCAAGTCAGTGATCTAAATGCAAATAATCGATTCCGCACTGGCGAGACTGTTCAATATTCTGGAAACTCTGTAACAGCATTCACGATCAGTACAGGTAACTCCTACGTTGCACTTTCCTCTGTTGTTACTGCTGCAAATACATTGAACCTTCGTTCGATTGTATTGTCTTCAAACGATACAAGTCGCGATGGAATCAGCACTCTTGTTGGAGACAAGATTTATATTGTTTCTGGAACGAACATGGGCTTCTCAGCTAATGTTACCTCTGTTGCAACAAACACTGCATTTGGATGGACAGAAGCAATTCTAGACGCTGCGATGCCAGCACTACCAACTTCAAATACTGTATACTCCATTGGTGAGCATACTGTAGATGATGTTGGCGCTCTATGCGGCATATTCCATATTCCATCTCAAGATAAACTTCGCTGGCTAACTGGTGAAAGAGTCTTCACGATTACTGATACTGCAACGCACAATGATAACAATTATAAAATGCGCGCGATTGCCAGATACTCTGCTCTTGGAAAGACTAACACAGCAGAAAATGCTCGCAATATCGTTCTAAAAGAATTCACACCAGCAACTCAACAAGCTGCGCCAAAGGTTATCGTTGATGCACCAAAAATCAATGATCGCAAGTTCATGGCTCAAACATTCTTTACTCCTCGTGCAAATGAGATTGTAAATGGCGAAGTAAAAAATGCATATGGTATCTTTGTGTCTTCTATTGATTTGTTTTTTAGAGCAAAACCAACAAACAATGATGAACTGTTGCCATTCACAGTAGCAATTTCTCGAGTAGTTGATGGTCTCCCTGGAAATGATATCATTGCAGAAAAAACATTAGAACCGCATTATATTAATGTTTCTGCTGCGCCAAGTTTCTCAAATACATCAACGTTGACGAAATTTACATTTAAAGATCCAGTTTATTTGCAACCATCAACAGAATATGCAATTAAACTTATCACAGAATCTCCAGAATATGAAATCTGGACTGCAACATTGGGTCAAGAGTATACAGACGAACTTGGAAATCTTCGTCGCGTTTCTGAGCAGCCTTACATTGGAAACTTCTTCAAGTCACAAAATGCTTCAAATTGGAATCCAATATTGAATCAAGATTTGATGTTCCGTGTCAACAGAGCTTCGTTTACAACCGCCGCGCAAAGCGTGTTCTTTAATCTAGAACCTGCAGTCTTTGCTCAAGTCATCGGTTTGTCAACAAATACCGTATTTGACTTAATGAAAATCTCTTCAACTGAACAACAGTTCTCTCCAACTTCGATTACTTATGAAGTGAAAACTCGTTTGACAGACGGAACAGAACAAGATTATATTAAGTTGAATAATAACGAAATTTACAATTTTGGTAAAGACACAGATATTTCTAGTGTAACTTCGAAGAGAAGAAGATTAATTAATGCTGCAAATGTGAATAGTGTTAATGTCAGAGTCACACTTCAAACCTCTGACGAAAGTGTTTCGCCAATCCTCAATCGCGAAAGATTTAGTTTGTTTACACTGCAGAATATTATAAACAACGCTGGCATATCAAATAACCTGATCACTATTACAAATAGTGGAAATCACTCAAATTCTGAAAACATTGCAGTAACATTCAGTCTACCTGATATTGGAAGCAATCGCGCAACAGGTAATGTTACGCCAGAGCTTCTCGATGGAAATAAAGTCATTGGAATTAATATTATCAATCCAGGTTCTGGATATTTCACATCTCCAACAATTACTATTGCAGAAGGCGCTGCATCAAGCAATGCAACTGCAGTTGTGGCTGGCGAAACAGGATCGTTCGGTGGTAACATTCTTGCGAAATATCAAACTAAGATCGTTGAACTCGATCAAGGCTTCGATTCTGGCGACCTTGTTGTTCGTTTGGATGCAATTCGTCCAGCTGGAACAGATATTCAGGTCTATTTCAAAGTCCTTTCTGGTGTCGATTCTGAACCATTTACTTCAAAAACATGGCAGCGAATGGAAAAATCAGCAGAAAACTTCTCACCAGATCAAATCAAACCAATTTCTCTTGAGTATCGTTACTCCTTTACCAAGGGATCTATTGAATACTTCGATGGAACGAGAATCATGCCTCTTGGCGGAACATTTAAATATTTCGCAATCAAGATTTGCTTGACTGCTGAAGACCCAACAGTTCCACCTGTAGTAGAGTCAATGAAGGCAGTGGCTGTTCCAGGTGGCTGATCAGGTTAATCATTTATGAAAGTTAAAATTGAAGGAACGAAATATAGTCGTGACTTAAATACAATGGCTATACTTTGCACCGATCCAAGTGTAAAAATGAAATATGAACAAGAACTCGCTCAGTATAGAGAGAATATTCGCAGAGATGAAGAAATAAATACTCTGAAAAGAGACATCTCTGAAATTAAATCTATGCTGCAATCTTTGATTAAAGGGCAATAAATCTAATGGCAAATGCAAATATTACTTCTATTCAAGTAACAAATACTTTCGATGAATGGAGAGTCGCGACGAACAACCTCGTCAGCGATAGAAACATTCTTCGAAATGCTCCTTATGTCAAAGATAATTCAAACTTCACTGTTGCGAATGGTGCAGTCACGATTTCTCGCGCTGGTGGTGGTGTTCTTCTTACTGTCACTGGAACTGGTGGCGCTTCTGTCGGTGGTTTAACTGAAACAACAGATCTTCGTGTTAACGATGAAGCCAATCTTCATATTGCAAATGTGACCACTACACTTGAAGTGACAGGAAATACAAGACTTTATTCGAATCTAGCTGTTTCCAGAAACGTTTCGATAACCCAAAATGCAAATGTTACTGGAACATTAAACGTTGCTTCCAATACAAGTTTAGGAAATACTCTTATTCGCGCCAATGCTAATGTTGAAGGCGTATTGTATGTAAATAATCAGTCAATTATTGTCGGCAACGCAACGTTGCAATCAAATGTTTCTGTTGCTTCTAATGCCTTTATCAATCAAGATCTAGAAGTAACTGGTCAGTCTAATCTATTGTCCGATTTGATCGTTTCTGGACTTAGCACACTAACAGGAAATGTTTCAGCTCTTGCCAACAGTTCTGTTGCACAAAATCTAGAGGTAACTGGCACCACAACATTAATTGGAAACACTCAAGTTTCTTCAAATCTAGTTGTTTCGCAAAATACTACAACCGACACTCTCGTTGTTTCAACTAGAGCAAACATTGTAACAGGAAATATTGTTACAGCTAATATCGCAACCTTGAATGTCAATGCCTCTGGCGCGCGAGCTAATATTGCCCTAGCTAATATTTCTACAGCCAATATTGCAACATTAAATGTGAATGCCTCTGGCTCGCAGGCAAATATTTTGTCTGCAAATATTTCTACTGCAAATATCGCGACACTAAACGTAAATGCTTCTGGCGCTAGTGCAAATATTGCTCTCGCCAATATTACAGCATTATACTCGAATACAATTGATGTTCAAACATTGACAGTGCAAGATCCAATTCTAGCTCCTGCAGTAACTGCAGATTCAGGCTATGTTCTAAGATTTGGAGCGTCAACTGACGGAGATGGATTTCTACGAGTTGTGAGAGTAAGTGGTAATGCGCAACTTTCATGGGATGACACGACAGATAAATGGAGATTTTTGGTTGCTGGATCTCCTGCAGATGTTGTCATCAACACTTTAAACGTCACGACAACAAATACAACTACTGCAGCGATAACAACGTTGCAGGCAACAACAGGTAATGTGTCAACAGCCAATCTTGGCAGCGTTGCAATTACTGGTTATGGTCAAGTTATCGCCTCTAATGGTGTTTGGGTTGGTCAACAAACAAATTTGATTGGACCACAAGGTCCATCAGGTCCACAAGGTCCATCAGGTCCACAAGGACCACAAGGTCCATCAGGTCCACAAGGTCCATCAGGTCCACAAGGTCCATCAGGTCCACAAGGTGTCGTTGGTCCGCAAGGTCCAGGTGGTGGTCCAGGACCATCAGGACCATCAGGTCCACAAGGTCCAGGTGGTCCAGGTGGTGGTCCAGGACCATCAGGTCCACAAGGTCCAGGTGGTCCAGGTGGTGGTCCAGGACCATCAGGTCCACAAGGTCCAGGTGGTCCAGGTGGTGGTCCAGGTCCATCAGGTCCACAAGGTCCAAGGGGTCCACAAGGTCCAGGTGGTGGTCCAGGACCATCAGGTCCATCAGGTCCACAAGGTCCTGCTGGCGGATTTACAACTGGATCAAATGCTCAAGTAAATTCATTGGGTGTAGGAACTGCAGCTTCTGGAACTGGTGGTGAAATTCGCGCCACCAATGAAATTACAGCATACTTTGTCTCAGATCGTCGGTTAAAAGAAAATATTCGAGCTATTGAAAATGCGCTTGAGTTAATCAAACAAATCGAAGGCGTTCGTTATGATTGGAAAGATGAACAAATTCAAAAACGAGGTGGTGAAGACGGTTATTTTGTTCGAAAAGAAGACGTTGGCGTGATTGCACAAGAAGTGCAAAAAGTTCTGCCAGAAGTTGTGGGCGAGAGACCAGACGGAACTCTCGCAGTTCGATATGAAAAGCTAGTCGCTTTGGTAATCGCTGCTGTTAAAGAACTTGATAATAAAGTTGATAAACTTAGAGAGAATTTGAGGAACGTTTAATGGCAGTAACTCCAAAAAGCGGAGCAATCAAATTCAGTGAATTGAATACTGCAATATTCAATGTTACTTCTACCAATGCAATCAGATTGTCCGATGCAGGTAAGAGACTCGGTTTCAGCAGTGCCTATAAGATGTCAGATTTGAGAGGAGTTTACGGATTTGAAATTACAAATGGAACTACAACCGTTGGTGGCAAATTGCCAACTGTTTTTTCTGGATATAGAAATGATGGGTCTGGAATTACTTTCGGTTCCATCAATCCAGCCACAGTAACAGGATCACAGACAACTACTGGAGCATATACCGCACAAGGTGGCGGCACAACAGCGAATAATGTTACCTTCACAAATGTAGATCCAGCATATGAAGGATTAGATGCAGATAGATTTTGTCTTGCTATTGGACCAACTGGAACTGTTGCGAATGTTCGTACACCAATTAATAAAACTTCAACTCAATTCAGTTTTATTGGAGAATTATTCCAGGCTTCTGGAAGAACAAATTGCGCTGTGAGGTTTATATAATCAAATGTTGTTTCAATATCCGCTTTTTACTTTCGAAGAATTTATTCCAATTGACGAATCTTTTAGAGCGCATTATGGCGTCTATAATGATCTTTCTGAATGGATTTACATCGATGGCATTTTCTCTAATCCAGATCATTTTAACTGGAAACCTCATCAATATGTAAACACAAACTTACCGTTTCCAAAAGAAGGAACAGAAAATGGTGTAGATTTTTCTTGTTATGAACATGCAACAGTTTGCATTAATGGTTCAGCAGATTATGATTTAGAAAAAAACGATGATTCTGAAAAACATGTTTCGAAATGGACTTTTGGAGTTCATAACGTTGATAACGGATGGGGATATTTACCCGACAAGTCTATGCATTGTCGCAACTTTAAAAACTTCGAAACTTGTTGTATTTTGCAAAAAGAAGGTGGAAGAGACCTTACTTTGCCCTACACCAAATTTGAGGTTTTATCAGAAAGCGGTGTAATCACGACTTCTCGAGAATATAAATGGATTCATGTTGCTGCTGGTTCTGTTGAACTGAATGATTCTGAATATGATCAAAAACAAACTATGTATAGTGTGGCAACTGGTTCACAATTAAATCTTGCAGAGAAAACTATTTGTATTGCAGCTTATTGATGACATTTTATTTTGAGTTTCTCTGAAAAAATAACTGGATACTAATTCTTGGCTCTGTTGCCGCTCTATTGATCAAAGAAACTGAATGCCAAAGTGGACTTTTAAACCAAACGCATCGATTATAATGGGGATTGATCCAACCAGAATTCATTCCGTTCTCTCCCTGAAACAATAGCAATCCACCCCAATTCAAATCCCAAGAATTATTCAAATAAATCGTTGCTGCCATACGATCTTCCATATCAGTATGCCAATTAATTCCACTTCCATTAGTCCAAACTTGTAGAAAAGTTGTTCCAATAGTTGAATTGACAAAATCTGGATGAATTCTATTAAACTTTTCTACAAAATAATCATCATATTCTGATAATGACATCATATAAACAGGACCATAATTTCCATGATGTAGTTTTGGATCCCATCGAGCAAACTCATTTATCTGAAAAACAGGTTCTGATTTAGAATCCTCATACTTTGACAAAATTTCTTGTGCAATATGTGGTTCTAAGAAGTTTTCTACTACATTGATTATGTTATTCATCATTCTACCAATTCACAAGTTAACGAATTATATGTTTTCTCAGGATCCATAAACTCAAACCATTCATAATTTGGCTCGCCCTTCAATACACGTTTACCCTTTGTTTCAATACCTATATGTTCGATTAAATTTTGCCCACTATTACCTTTCAAAAACACATTATATTTGTTATATCGTTCTCGCAGATGTGTCATCATGATCCCTTCGTTATAATTAAATCCATACTCTTGAACTAAATTATCTTTTGTAACCCACGAAGGATACAGACTAAAAATAATTGGGAATGTTATATTCCTAGTGTCACTATAATCTCTCTTTTCAACCCAATATCTATTTTTAAAATATGAGTCTTCAGGTTTTATGCATGGAATTTCTTCTCTCTCGTACCATGGTTGTCTTTGTAGAATCACAGAGCAAATATCATTATCTGTGTTTAGTAATTCAATTAAATCGTCGATGTGAACAGGTTCGAGTAAAACAACATCATCCTCTTGGTGTAGGATGTAATCAAAATCTTTTTCGCGAATCCAATCGAAAAACTCAGTCCAAGTAGCTGATAGCCCTTTGTTTTCCTCGTGCATCCAAATTTGATCTAATCTATGAATTTTTTGAAGAATTTTAAAGATGTTATAATTTCTGCTTTTGGGGTAATCATCGATTAAAATTCTAGTGACTTCATGATTCCCATAATTTAAGTTTTTATGAGACTCTAATGATTTTGTTAAGTATTGTATTCTATTTGTAGAAAATATAACGTGGCAAATTTTCATCAGTATTCCGTGTTAAAGAAAAAGGTTTGAAATAATCTAGCATTATAGAGCGAGTCTCCGAAATAATTAAGAGAAGCATGAAATAAATCTCCACGATATAAAACCAGTCTATTGTAGCGATTGGCGATATAATCCGTCATTTCCCATTTAGTATAATCGTTGCTCTCATAGTCATCATTTGTTTTTGAAAATTCTCCACTAGAGATATGTTTGTAAAGAGCTGTACCTGAAGAAATAGGCGCATTCGGAGTCAAATAACAAACGCCAGCCCAAGTATTAAAAGGATCAGCATGAATCCACGTTCTATCATCTGCAGTACAAAGTTGAAAAGCTCCAGTATATCCATATTGTTCTAACCAATCAGTAATTCTTCCACCTGCAGCAAAAATAATGTCTTGAATTGCTTGTTTAGTATCTTCTGTAAGAAATTGAGTGGTCCTCGCTCCTGGAAAATTCCCTGTTATATCAAAGGGTTGTGTTAATGCAAAATTTCTAACCTGATCTGGATTAGAATAAAAATCATCTACTATAATGACATTTGTTTTCATATTTAAATCTCAATAACACATAAATTTTGCATGTGCTCCTTCCCAACCCATCAATTTCCAATCTGTATGAATTATGCTTTCTTGAAATGGTCGAGTGAAGAAATACATCGAAGTTTCCATGTCAAAATTTGAATGTTCTGGGCGGTCGATAACATGATTTAAAGTTTCAAACATATCGATAAAATAATTAAGATATGATGTCGAAAGACCGTACAGTACGGTGCTGTATTGATACAAATAGTTGTCGTTCTGTTCCTTTCTTAAGTCAACCATACCAAAATTCCAATAATCTTGCCATTCAAATTTCCATGGATGTTTAAAGAAAAGTTTATTTTTATTTTCCTCAGAAAATATAGATGCGTCTAAATTATGATAAACATATCTTCCAGTGGTCTTAATTATAAAGTCGAACTGGTTTAAATATGCTTTATTGAGTTTAAAGAATGTTTTTAGCATTAAACTTTCGCAATACGCCACACTTGAATGAGTGGTGATGATTTTATGTTGTTCTGGATGATTTAATGCAAAGGGGTAATATTTTGCGTTGAATAGATCGCAATGTTCTTTATAGTATTGGAAATTGCTAAATGAACAATCAACTACGATAATTTCATCTTCAGGAAAGATATTTCTTAGACAATTTAAAGTGTATAGAGTTTGCCTAAAGCGTTCTTCATCTGTAAACGCGGATCGAGTGCTGCCATGAGAAAATTTAAATTGATTGTTAGTTTGTATGGAGGAACAAACTATGATTAATTTTTTCATAAAATAGAACTATTTGATATTCGCTGAATATATTTATCATGAAGATCATGTATTCTCTCGTCAGAATAATTTAATCCATGATCTCTACATTCATGGGGGTTTAGTTTCGTAATATTTTCTATTGCAGATAACATTTGATCATAAGATCTAAATCTATATCCAGTTTTTCCATGAATTACTGTTTCTGTAAATCCGCCCCAATCCGTAGTGATTACAGGAGTTCCGCATAAATTGGCTTCAATCACCATATTCCCAAAAGGCTCGACATATAATGTGGGACCAAGAAGACATTTCGCATTAGACATCAACTCATTGCGCATTTTTTGATCTGCTAAACCAACATAATGTACGTGCGAGGGGAATGTTTTATACTTTTCTTCGTAAACTGGTCCTGCAATGACAAGGGGTATGTCAGCATCTTTTGATAGGTTGATACAAAGATCTATCCCCTTTTCCTCTGTCACTCTCCCGAAATATAGAAGATAATCTTTTTTGTTTTCGTTGAATGTGAAATCAGAAATTGTGAAAGAATTGGGGATGACATCATCATATAAATTTGGCGACATTAAGAGCCCTTTCTCACCATAAGTCATATGCATTTGCGAATATGAAACGAAAACTCTATACTTTGCGAAAACGGCACTTGCTCGATATCCTATAGATGGTTCTATCACTCTGCAATCTTTATGTTGAATTGTTGCATCTCGATTATCATAGCCGTAGAAACACGCGATAATATCTCCAGGACTCTTTCGCTTAGAAATTTCTCTGGAAGCTAATGCATTGAACAATTGCAAGTTTTTTGGTGCATCGATTGTAACTAATTCGCAATCAACCTGCGATCCTGGAAGACCGTACAAGATTACCTCGTACTTTGGTGATAAATACTTGGCATATTTCCACGCTGCAATTGTAAACGGATCTATGGGATTGAGCGTATTTGTTGGATTGTGCGGATTTGGCAAAATATGTATTTTCATACGAAAATTGTACTCTAAATTCAGCTAAAAGTAAAATTTTAGCGTTAGTCAGTTTTTATAAATAACAAATATATCTATAGGATTTATAAATGCCCTACGCAGAACTCACGATCGATCAAGGTGCAACCTTCGAAACCACTCTGGATCTAATTGCAGACGATGGAACTGCGATCAACGTTGCAGGGTATGTTTTTTCGGGACAAATTCGAAAATCCTACTATTCCACGAATGCAACAGCAAATTTAGACATTACCATCTCCAATTCTGCCAATGGCAATGTCATTATCTCATTAAATTCTGCAACAACAGCGAATATATCCGCTGGAAGGTATCTTTACGATGTAAAAATGATTGATACCGCAAATACGACAACAAGAATTCTAGAAGGAGTTGTAACTGTAACTCCACAGGTAACTAAATAAAGAATGCAGGTAGTAGTATCAAATAGATCTAAACTCACCAAAGCGCCAAATCGCATCGTTGTTCAGAATATTAACAACGTTGGGAGAGTAACCTTTGGCAAAATCGCCAAGGTTGGTTCTATAAGTTTAACAGAACTGACTGATGTCGTTACTGCTGGGCAGCAAGACGGAGATGTTCTCGTTTATCAAGCGAATACATCAAGTTATAATATAAAAACACTTCCCAAGATTGACGGGGGCATATTTTAATGGCAACACTAGTCCAAATTAAACGTTCCACCTCGAACGTCTCACCAACTACTCTAAATGAAGGCGAACTAGCGTATTCCTACGTCAGTAATGTAATCTTCATTGGCGATACTGCTAATGGTGTGATGAATATTGGCGGTCAGTACTATACTGATCTGATCGACAATGCCAGCGCTGCAAATGGTGCTTCTAATTTTGTTCGCCGTTATGCGAACGGAACAGCTCAGTTCGAACAGCTAGATATTCTCACTCTACCTACTGCAAATAGCCATGTTGCGACAAAAGAGTATGTTGATACTGCTGTTCTTGCAAATGTCACTCTTGCGTCTCTGAATGACGTTGATATTGGTCCAGATTTCTCTGATCAAAATAACAAGATTTTGATTGGTAACTCAGCTGGATATTATGTTGGGACGAATGTAACAGGTAATGTTAGTCTCTCAAATACTGGCGTCTTCACGATTGGTACTGGTCAAGTTACCAATTCAATGCTTGTTAACTCAAACGTTGCAGTTACCGCTGGCGCTGGTCTCATTGGTGGTGGCACAGTAGATCTTGGAAGCACGATCACCGTCGATGTCAATGCTGGTGACGGTATTTCCAACGCAAATAGTGACACAGTTTCTGTTGACTCAACAGTTGTTCGTACTGATAGAAACCAAACATTAAATGGTTTCATGACGTTCTCCAATACCGTCACGATTACTGCAGACCTTGACGTGAGTGGAAATCTTTATGTCTCTGGTAACACCTCATATATTAACGTCGCAACTCTTGTTGTAGATGACCCACTCATCTTCTTAGCTGCAAATAACACCACAACAGATCTTGTTGATATTGGTATATTCGGAACCTATAATGCTACTGGCAACGTTGAACATAGTGGTTTCGTTCGCCATGCTGCTGATAAAACATGGTATTTGTTTGATCATGAAATCGCTGATCCAGAAAGTAACGTTGTCGATGTTGCAAACTCCACATATGCGTTGTTGAAAGCAAATATTTCTGCACAACAAGTCAACACTGGCATTCTAAACGTTTCAACTGAATTTGTAACAGCTGATCTAACAGTTACTGGCAACTCTATCCTTCAAGGAACATTGAATGTCGCCAGCACGATGAATGTCAACTCATCAGCTTGGATTTCTAGCTTGACGCTTGGAAGTGCACTCGGAGTTGGATCTGGTGGTACAGGATTGACATCTTTCACCGCCAATGGCGTCTTCTTCGCAGATACAACATCTTCTCTAAGTTTTGCAACAGGTACAGAGGGTGAAGTTCTTCAAATCGCATCAGGAGTTCCAGCGTTCGCAATGCTAGATGGCGGCTCCTTCTAAGGAGTCTTTTTGAGGAGTATAAATTATGAATGATCAACAATTTGTCAATGCGTACATTCGCATTTTGAATGATACAGTAACTGAGGCGATAAACAAAAATCTTGTGATGCAAGCTCAACTCGAAGTTTCCAAAAATAGCGGAAATAGAGTTGCTGAACTTGAGGCAAAAGTCAAAGAGCTCACTAATGTTTCTTCTGATAATAATGCACTTCAGACACAACTTAATAATCTAAAGGCACAGCTGGATCAATCTAATTCTCAGTTGAATAATAAAAACTCTCACGTAGAGACGTTTAAACGAGAACTAATTGAAGCCAGAAATACAATTAAAACTATTACTAATCAACATCAAATAGAATCAGAAGCACTCAAGTCTGGGCATCAGAAAGCTATTGATGTTTTAAATGAAGAGAACCGAAAAAAGGTTGATTCGCTAAACGCGGAAATTGAATTGTTGAAAGCCGAAATTGCGGAGCTGAAGTCGAGAAAGCGAAAGAAAGAAAAGGCTCCAGCTCTAAATACGGTAGAATCTGCATTAGTTGCAGAAAACAATTTAATTTCGGTTAGCGACACCTTTTAATGGCGACAAAGATTCGATTAAAAAAATCTGGCGCAACAGGTAATACACCGACAGTCGGTGAACTGGAGTTCGGTGAACTTGCGCTAAACTATGCTGATGGTATCTTGTATTATAAAGATGCCGCGAATACGATTCAGCAGATCTCTGGCGCAGTTTCCAATACATTCGATACAATCAGCGCGAATGGGACTCTTCTCATTCCTGATTCAAATGCTGATATTCTTTCCATCAATTCAGGCGATGGTATTGATGTTATTGGTGATGGTCTTAATGACACAATCACAATTAATGTTCGATTCAATGACACTGTCACCTCGAATAATCTTACAGAAGCAGCAACTGCGAATGCAGTCAAGACAGCTTACGATTTAGCGAACACTGCAAATACTACAGCTGCTTTGGCTTACGATGCAGCAAATAATGCAGCTGTCAAAGTTACAGCAAATTCTGGCGCAGCATTTTCTGCGAATACTCTTTCGTTTAATAACACAGCAACAGTCACCGTTACTGTTACTCAAGATGGCGCGAATGCGAATATTTCCTTTGACGCAGCACCACAGGTCATCGTTGACGATACCTTTACTGCGCAGGGAAATACCTCTGCTGCAGCTACAGCAAACATTGCAAATGGATTGTATCTTCTTGTTACAAATGCTGCAAACACAGTTCGCGTTTCACAGAATGGTTCTTCAACTCTTTCTTCGAAACAATTAAACTTTATTAACACAGAAAGCGTTACTGTCACTGTCTCTGATTCAGGTGATGGTAATGCGAATATTTCTTTCGCAAGTATTGGTGCTGCAAATGGATCAATAGAAAGCGATCTATTTACAGGCACTGGTGCTTGCACAGAGTTTGCTCTTTCGCAAAGCTCAGACTCAGAAAGAACATTTGTTTTCGTCAATGGTGTTTCTCAAAAACCCATCACAGATTTCACTGTTTCAGGTTCAGTTCTTACACTAAACGTTCCTCCTGCAAATGGAACGATTGTTGAAGCGCGAACAATTGAAGCCATTGACATCATTGAAGTCGCGAAATCAAGACTTGACTCTGATGTTTTCTATGGCGACGGTTCAAACACTGTATTTACTTTAACTTATCCAAGTGCTACAAGTAAAACATTTGTTTATATCGATGGTGTTTCGCAGATTCCTGGTCTTGATTACACTGTCAGCGGTACAGCTCTCACATTTAATAATGCTCCACTCAGCAATACCGTCATTGAAGCAAGAACAGTCAGCAATTTCTTTGTTTCTGGAAGCAACGTTGCTTCGATTAAATCAAATACTCATATCGCAAATGGCGCCTGCACAGAATTCTTGCTTGCGAGCAACAGTACAACGCTTGGAACATTCGTTTTCGTAGATGGTGTTGTTCAGGTTCCAACAACAGATTATACTGTTGCGAATAACTTAGTCACATTTACCAATCCACCAGAAGCAAATGGCGTGATTGAACTTCGTTCATTGTCTGATTTACAGTATTATAGCAGCGAAGGAAATAACATTGTCAAAAACGACACAGTGTTTGAAGTTTTTGATGATGGATATAAACTATCCGCTGCTGGTTTTAGCACTCGTGACGATTCAATTTCAAGAACTTATATTCTTCGTGGAACAACAACAAGCAATACTGAAACTGAATTGAAGTCGGTAAACCTTGGAAGAATAAGTGTTCCTGCAAATACAACCATTTTTTATACTGCAGAAATCGTTGGTCGTCGAACAGATGCTACTGATGAGTCTGCAGGATTTCATCTCAAAGGTGTTGTCGACAATTTCAGCGGCACAGTTGCAGACGTTGGGAGTCTTTATGAATTAGTGGTTGCTGAAGATGATTCTGATTGGGCAGTTGATGCAAGAGCTGACGATACAAACAACTCTATAAATATTTACGTCACAGGCGAAGATTCTAAAACAATTCGCTGGACTGCTCTGGTCAAAACAGTTGAGGTTGCTCAATAATGGCACGAAATCGTACTGCAAACATTTCTGGTGAACTGATCACAAATACGATAATTGTGACCTCAACTGGTGCCAATGTTTCAAATGCATTGGTGAAGACTGGCGACACCATGACAGGCGAATTAAATGTCGCGAATAATCTGGTGGTCACTGGGAATGTGGGGATTGCGACAACAACTCCATTATATCCACTTCAAGTTCGAAGATCAGGAGCTGCATCCTCATATGGTGTTTTTATAGACAACTACGGGGACGATCCTAATTTACTTCGAACTGTACATCACTATGCTGTAGCTGATTCTACATCAGATAAAACAGGGCACATATTTTTCACTCGCAACGCTTCAGCAAACGACGAACCTAGATTAACTATCAATGCTCTAGGTAATATTGGTATTGGAACAACAAATCCTGCAGTTAAATTAACTTCTATTGGTGGGTCATTATTTGGCGGTATTGCTGCAGGTGTATCGCTTACTGATCCATCTTATGGAGGTTTAAGTTTAGGATTTGATGGTGGGTCAAATCTAGCACAAATTGTGGCAGTGAATCCATCTGGTTCAAGTTTAGCGTTTTATACCAAACTGAGTGGCGGTGTTGCTCCAGCCGAACGTTTGAGGATTGATTCTCTAGGTAATTTAGCAGTAGGAACAAGTTTCCCAGTTTCAAACTCACTAATTGGCGCAGTCACAATTTATAAAACGCACAATGGTGACAGCGCAAATATTCCATCATTGTCAGCGCAACCTTACGATTTAAATCAGTCAAATTTATTTTTATTTGGTAGAAATTCTGGCATAACCATTGTTTCTAAATTTAATGAAGGCGGTAGTATATTATTTGCAGATGATGATAGAAGAAATAGTGGTGCTATTGAGTATTCGCATACAACTGACACCCTTGCATTTTCGAGCAACGGTTCATCAAGAATGGTGATAAATTCAATAGGTAATGTTGGAATTGGAACAACAGATCCTGGCAGTTATAGATTGAATATTGCGGGCAACTTAGCTTTATCTGGTGGCTCTCGTTATATTCTAGTTGATGGCGGAGATTTATATATTGATACCGAAAATGTTACAGGTAGAGATATACTTTTACAAACACAAAGTGGACAAAAGGTTGGTATTGGAACAACAGCACCATCAACATACAGCCGCTTACATGTATATGGGACTACTGGTGCAATTAGTTCTCCAGGATTACTTTACTCACAAAATCTTGATGATGCTTCAGCATTGTATGTTTCAAATAACGGTACTACTGCTCAATATGATCGTGCTGTGTTTGAAGTTTATACTGCTGGTGGTTCAACTAACTTATTTAAAATATTCAATGGCGGTGCAATATCAACACCACGTAATCCAGCATTTTTTGCAAGAAGAACTAGCGGATTCACTATATCTGGTGATTCTGTAATTGTTTATGACAGCGAAGTTGGTGATAGAACAGGAAATTATAATGTATCTAATGGTCGATTTACTGCTCCAGTAGGGGGTTATTATTTCTTTAGAGCACATGTGCAACCAACAACATCAGGTGTAAACGTCAGAATTAATTTTTGGGTTAATGGATCAGCGATTGCATATCAAACTGTTGGGACGACAAATTTATATGCAAGAGGTGATATTATTAATGATATTGTATATCCATTAAATCAAAACGATTATGTTGAAGTTGTTGTATCTGCAAGCAGTAGTTGTGGATTCGACAATCATGGAACTTTTGGTGGTTTCTTAGTTGGGTAACAAAATAAATAATCATTAAACAGGATTTTAAATGACAACAAGAGTTCCCATAAGATACGGTGGTACTGGCGCGAATACTGCGGCAGATGCACGAACAGCACTTGGAGTCTCCTCTTCCGAGACAACCAATGCTGCTTATGCTCAGGCGAACTCTGCATTCGATCAAGCCAATAGTGCTTATGCTGCCGCAAATCTTAAATTAGACTTAGCTGGTGGGACAATCTCTGGAAATCTAACGATCTCTGGAAACCTTGAAGTTCTTGGCAACAGCACCACATTGAATGTTGAGACATTGTTAGTCGAAGACAATGAGATTATTCTCAACTCAAATGTGTCAAGTTCACCAGTCCTCAATGCTTTTATCACTGTCAATCGCGGATCTTCGTTAAACACTTTTGTGAAATGGGATGAAGATAGCGACAAATGGGGATGGAGCGACGACGGATCAAATACCTTCTACTTCAGCACTGCACTAGATGCTTATGATGCTGCAAATACTGCCAACACAAATGCATTAGCAGCTTATGATCAAGCTAACTTAGCATACACTCAAGCCAATACTGCCTATGGTCAAGCGAATGATGCTTATACCGCAGCAAACTCAGCAGCCAATACGGTTCGAGTATCTCAAAATAGTTCATCAACGCTTTCTGCGAAACAACTGAACTTTGTCAATACAGCAAACGTAACGATTGCGATTACCGACTCTGGTGATGGAAATGCAAATGTTGAGATTTTCTCCGCTGCAGGTGGTGGAGCAGGAATCGCAGACTTCCCAGTTTCTGCAAATAGTGGCTCAACAGTCACTGCAAACGCATTGAATTTTAACAATACATCCTCTGTCATTGTAAACGTAGAAAGTGGAACAGATGGAAATGCAAATATTTCCTTCACCTCTGTTGGAGCTGCAGCTAATTTAGAAATTTTAGACGAAGGATCTTCATTAACTGCTGCTGTCACGAGTATTGATTTCGTTGGATCAGGTGTCACTGCTACAGCCAATGGTTCTGATGTCACGGTCACAATCACAGGTGGTGGCGGTGGTGGAACAGAAACTGTTGCCAAGTCAGACGTGTTTACTGCAGCAAATGGTGATGCAAATCTCACCTATTCATTGACTTATGCAGTTCCTGGAACAGATTATGTTTTTGTAAACAAGAACGGCATTGCTCTTGTTCCTGGAACTGATTTCGTCGTTGACAGTTTTCAAACACTTCGAGTGATTGACACTGGCGAGGCTGGTGATGTCATTGAAGCACATTATTTCACTCCAGCTTCAACGATTCTAATTCCAAACACTGATATCATTATTGACACAAACACAGTCACTGCTCAGACCAATACATTCTATTTGTCTGCGAATATCACTTCAATTAATCTCTTGACCGTCACCAAGAATGGTCTAACACTTACACCAAATTCACACTTCACGTTGTCAGATAATAATACCATCACATTGACAACAGTGGCAGAAATCGATGACGAATTGGTCTTTAGATTCTTCCGTGACGTGACACTCGAAAGAGCCAATTCAAATAACTCTGTGAGCTCGACATTCACTGCAAATGGCTCAGCGAATGTGTTCTTCATGGACTCTCATGCAACTTCGAACAACAATGTTCTTGTGACAATTGACGGTGTTGTTCTAATTCCAGTTGATGATTATACGGTCGATGGTCCAATATTGACCATCAATTACATGCCACCAAATGGCGCGAAGATTGAAGCTCGAACAATCACTGGTGGTGGTGATGGTGGTGGAGCGACACTTGGATTTGTTCGCAACTCTTTTGTCGGCGATGGCAATACAGTCAATTATACACTCACCGTTGCTCCGAATGACGAAGATAACTGTTTAGTTTTTGTTGATCGCGTTTTCCAAAGAAACAATGCCTATAATGTCAGCGCAACGGTCTTGACATTTACCACTGCACCAGATGCAAATGCATTGATCGATGTCTTCACGACAACGTATAAAGCCACCAGCTTTGCATTGATGAAAGCTGGGGACACAATGACAGGCAATTTGAATGTTTCAGCGACATTGATCACGCAAAATGTTGAGCCTGTTGCGAATGTCACTTATGATCTCGGAACGAGCACCAAAAGATTTAAAGACCTCTGGTTGAGCAACAGTACAATTTATTTGGGCGAAGCAACCATTTCTGCAAATGGCGGAAACATTGTTGTTCCATCGATTCAGACTTCAAGTGGTGTAAATGTTGAAGCAGTTCTTGCTGATGCATACAATCAAGCGAATAGTGCATTTGATGCAGCGAACAATCGAGTGTTGAAAGCTGGCGATACAATGACTGGATTGTTGAACGTTGCGAATAGTTTGATTGTTACTGGAAATGTTGGGATTGGGACAGAAAATCCGCGCTCAAAAATGCATATTCTTGGCGGATTTAATGCGTTAAGCAATTCATCTATTCCATCATTATCTCTCTCTGGAGATTATGGCGGCGGTTTAGCATTCTTAGACACAAAAGAATCTGGTTTTTATAGTCAAGATAATGGAGATTCGTTTTTTGCTTATGTTGGAAGAACTGTTGACACAGATACAACTGGATCAAAAATAGTTCAAACATGGAAATCTAATGGAAGTGTTGGAATTGGAACCACAAACCCAGAATATAAATTGCATGTCGCAGGCACTGTGGTTATAAAGTCTTCAGAAGAAGGCGGTCCTTATTTGTATAGAGATAATGATAGTTCACCAGATATTCGCTTCCATTCAACAGCAGGAACTTTTGCTTCCCCTTCACCAAAAGCTAGTGGTGGCTTATTGGGTCAAATTCATTGGCATGGTTGGGATGGAGATGCATATCGTGTGGGCGCTCAACTCTGGGCTCTTGTAGATGGTGCAGTTTCTTCTGGAACATTACCTGCAAGATTGGAGTTTAAAACAGGAACAAATGGTAATCCAACACCAAGAATGGTGATTAAGAGTGATGGTAAAGTTGGAATCGGAACAACTAGTCCAGCGCAGCAGTTAGATATTTCTGGAAGCACTAGAGTCTCAGGATATTATTTGTTTAATGGCAATTCGTCAGATCCTGGTGATTCTGCAGCAAGTTTTTACGATCGTGCTTTAACAGGTCCTACTATTTCTGGACTCAATATAACATTCAGAGCTGGTTCGACACCAGCAGAATACTTGAGAATCAGTAGTACAGGCAATATTGGTATTGGTAATGACTCACCAGGATTTAAACTTGACATATCAGAGGCTGGTGCAGTAATTGAAGGAACTGCCACGACTGGCAGTAACATGAAGGGTCTTCGCCTCTACAACACAACCACAGCAACTACAAATAATGCAATTGGTCTCTGGCTTGCAACTGGTCCGCACCAAGCAGGTATTGCATCATTTAGAGCAGCTGCTGCAACAGGATGGGATACTTGTTTAGCATTCTATACTCATGGAAATGCAACAACAAATTTAAATGACGCCACAGAAAGAATGAGAATTCATGGCGAGGGATATGTAACGCAACCATATCAACCAGCCTTCACAGCACTTTCAAGTGCAGGAACAACTGATTATTCTGCTGGACAAGTAATTGTATTTAATCAAACACATTTTAACACAGGAAGTCACTATAATACTTCAAATGGTCGATTTACTGCACCTGTTGCTGGTAAATACATATTCACTTATACATTATATGGATTCAGTAGTGGAATAGTAGCAACTGTGTTAACAGTAAATGGAAATCAGCTTGGAAGCCCTTCAAGTGATGTTTGGCCATACATTTACGGTTCTCAAGATGGAACAACAGATCGATCGCGCAGTACATCAGTAATTTTAAATTTAGCTGCAGGAGATTATGTTGAAATGCGTTCACGCGCTACAAATACCTCAAAAATTTACATGGGTCACTCATACTTTAGTGGATATTTGATAGGATAAAAAATGTCAAAACAACAAGTTTCAATTTTCATGGGTGGCACTGGTGCGAACACGGCATCAGACGCACGCACAAATCTTGGTGTTGTTGCTCGCTCTGGCGACACCATGACAGGAAACTTGAATGTTGCTGCCACATTGATCACACAAAACGTCATTCCGAATGCAAACATCACCTATGATCTTGGAAGCAGTGAAGCAAGATTCAAAGATCTTTGGTTGAGCAACAGCACGATTTATTTGGGAGAAGCATCGATTTCCGCGCAAGGTGGAAATGTGTCCTTTGGGAATGCGGAAATTCAATTGTCCAACGTGACGACAAAGTTGAACGTGACCAATGATTTGTTTGTGAGTGGGAATGTGGGGATTGGAACTGCTAATCCAACATTGTCGTCAGGAAAAGGATTACATCTTTACAGCGACTCTGGGCACTCAAATTTAAAACTACAGTCTCTAGGCGGGGCATGGGAACTTTTATCAACAACTGCGGGATATTTTAGTATATTTGATACTATTGACGCTAATGATAGATTTTCAGTATCTAATACTGGAAAGGTTGGTATCGGCACCACTAATCCACAAGATTCAATTCATATTGCCTATACAGGGTCGCCATCAACATTCAAAATGGATACTCAATGGATGCCTGTGTATTATGGTACTGACAATGAAATAGGGCAACTATCAGTAAATAGAGTCCCTACTACTGGTGTTATAGCTAACTCCTCACACACTGCAATCTACATCGATTTAGTTGCAAATACAAATAATAGTTATTTCTCTGTTTCTACTGGCACATCTCCAAATGGACAACCAACAGAAAAATTTAGAATTACTGGTGATGGAAATGTTTCTATTGGAACAACAGTTCCATCTCAAAAATTACATGTGAGTGGAAATACTTATATCAGTGGAGATATGGGAATCGGGACGAACAGTCCTGCAACTAAGTTGGAGGTGGTTGGCGCTGCAACAACTGGAACTGTAGAAACAGCTTCTGTATTTAGAATCGGTAGACCGTTAACTGGCGGAGTGTCGTTTGATCAATATGCTGATTTTAAGATTGGTAGATATGCAAATGCTGGCGGTGTATACGAATCCTTCACAAGATTAGATGTCGATTTGCGCGATAATTCGACGTCTGGCAGCGGTCAAGTCAAAGTGATGACTTTGACCAATGCAGGTTATGTTGGTATTGGAACAACGAATCCAACTCGAAACCTTCATGTTTTTGGAACTGGACCAATTTTAGGATTAAATTCGACCTCAACTGGTTCAACGTCATACATAGCATTTCAAAATAGCGGTGCAAATGATGCTTATATCGGAATAGAAAATAGTTCTGGTGGTGGATTGTTTGGCAGTAACGATGCTTATGGAATGAGTTTGGGTACAGTAGGTGCAAGAGGCGTTAATTTTTCAACAAATAATATTGTTCGTTCGCGCATTGATAGCAGCGGAAGATTACTAGTCTCTAGTTTCGGAGCGCAACCAAGATTTCACGTTGAAAGAGCTGGCAATCAAACTGGATATAATTCTACAACAACTGGAGATTCTGTAGTTCTATACAATAGTGCTATCGACAATATTGGTAGTCATTTTAACACATCTACTGGAAAATTCACAGCTCCAGTTACAGGTATGTACGCATTTCAAGCCAGCGCTTATACAACAGGAACAGCGTTTACGCAATGTTGGCTGGTAAAAAATGGATCTAGAGGATTTTACACTGATTGTGTGTATCAAAATGGTGCTTCATCTGGAATAATAGTTGGAACATGGATCATTTATCTCGCTGCAAATGATTCTATTGGATTTCATCCATATAATCCAACAGATTCAAGTCAAACTATAGAAGCGAATGTTTACCACACATGGTTTAAGGGATACTTATTAGGATAAATACTTTAATTTAACAGGAGAAATTTATAATGTCAGTACAATACACAATAACTCTATCAGCAGCTGAAGACAAAGCACTTGCTTACGTGGCTGCTTCTCAGCAAGACTGGATCGACAATGCAGTTCATGAGCGTTGCAGAATCGCGATTGAAGAAATCGTGGCTGCTGAAGTTCAACGAAAACTCGCAGCTGGCGAATCCATCACTGGAACAAAAGACGACATCGTTCTTGCTGCTCCAATCAAGTCTGCTGCAGAACGCAATGCTGAAGCTGCTGCAATGACTGCAAACACTGCTGCCTAAGAGAATCTAAATGGCAGATAAGCTCTCAGGGTTAGCAATAGAACCTGGAACAATCACTTCTGTACAGCTTTCTTCTGAGCTGGGTCCAGTCACAAGTCAATTGGAACTGGTCGGTTCTGGAGTTTCTTTGAATGTCTCAAACAATGCAGTGTTTAGCGGCAACATCGCGATTGGTGTGAGTTCTCCTCTTGCGAGAACTCACATAATTCCAAAGTCAGAATTTAGCACTGCATATAACAACTACGATGGCGATGCACTGTTCATCGACGATGCGAATGCAAACACAGGCGCAGGAAACTATGGCGGTGCAATTAGCTGGAGTCGATTGTCCAATCCACCATCTCGAAAAGCAGCCATTGCAATCTTTCAAGACACGGCTGACATCAATCAAAATGGATTGGCGTTCTTTGTTTCTCCTGGAGCAAGTAGCTCAGATCCTATTGAAGAAGCAGTTCGCATTTCTTCAAGTAAGAATGTGGGGATTGGAACGACTCTTCCGGCAGAAAAATTACACGTGGTTGGAGATGTTATAGCTACCACATATTATGGATCTAATACTCAATACTTTTTGTACCCAGAGGGGACCAGTTATTTACGATCTGCATATTTTCTCAATAATCCTTCTGGCGGAGGTTATGTCCAGATAGGTCAAAATTATGTTTATGGGACTGATGATGTTACTGGTGGATCATTTGAAATTCGTAATAATGGAGAATCGTTTATCACTGGAAACGTGGGGATCGGAACAACGAATCCTTCCACAAGATTACATGTTCAGGGAGGTCCTGCAACACTAAATGGTGGAGCAATATTATATGGATACCATCAATCAGTAGCAGGAGATCACACCACGACACCTACACCTGCATACAGAATAACTTCTGTGGGTTCTGGAACATATTGGAGAGCAACACATCTATCGGATCATTCAACCGTTAGTGGTGTATATAATTATGAAACTACCAAAGATGTGTA